GTTTTATCAGAAAGTTTCATAGGGTTGCGAATTTTCATTACAAAGGCCAGCGAAGTGATAGAGAAGAATGCAGTAGTGAATTGCTTTTAGAATGTCCTGCTTGGACTTTCCATTCTTCTTTCCAAAGCGAGAAAGATATTTAATTGCATTGCTGCGACAGAATGGTTCTGCATCACCAATACCTTCAATCAAATCAAGAGTCTGAGTCTTGGATTCTTGAGAGGCATAGTGAGCATTGTAAGTGCCACCAAGATAATCACGAATCTCTTTGAGGATTACATCCTCATGATACTTCCAGAAACCATTCTCATTGGTAGGTGCTTTAGGAAGTTCAGGTACATCATTCATGTTTAATTTAAATGTTGAAGAATCATAGGGAGAGGAGAAAGTAATAATATCTTCTTCCATACCACCAGGAAGAAGACTTCCAATGTTTACTGTATCTGCAGCGTATGGGCCCAGATTTCCATCCTCCTCCCAGAAATCACTCCAATCTCTTTCGGTTGTTTCACTTGCACCACCAATAATGGTGATATCATCATTTTCAGACATAGTGCTGTAAGTCATAATAACCTCTTTTCAATTATATCAAAGTTGCGATTGCTCGTCAATGGCAATGGGCATTTGGAAATCAGCATCCACTTTGTCATACAACTCCAAGAATGCCTGTTTGGTTTCATCATCAAAACGGTTTACGCAAACTTGGATTGCTTTTGCTTTATCTTGGAAGATGCTAAAAGCACGAATGATATGAACCAAACGACGAGTGCTGATGATTTCCTCAATACCACCATCGTAGAAAGTCTTGCGGATAATATCTCCCCAGTCCACCAGACGCTTACAGAAATCCTTGTCTTCTACACCCAAGTCCAGAGCAACACCTTCAAGGATTTTCTGCTCAGTTGCAGGGGCAGGATAGGACTGCTCAAATGTCACAGGAAAACGCTCAAGGAATGCTTCATTGAGAACATTAGTGCCAATGAAGCGCCCATCATCAGAACCTTTGCCTTTAGTGTTAGCAGTGGCAATCACATTGAAACCATCAGTAGGAACAATGTGCTTACCAATCTTCTTCAAGAACACTCCCTTTCCTTCAAGGATTGATTGAAGGCAAAGAATTTTGTTGGAAGCCAAGTCAATCTCGTCAAGCAGTAGAATCGCACCGCGCTCCAGGGCTTCGATGACTGGGCCATTATGCCAAACAGTTTCACCGTTGACGAGACGGAATCCACCAATGAGATCATCTTCATCAGTTTCAATAGTAATGTTTACACGAATCAGTTCACGTTTGAGTTGAGCACACGCTTGCTCCACACTGAACGTTTTACCGTTACCCGAAAGGCCCGTAATGAACGTAGGATAGAAGAGACGGGACTGAATAATTTTTTTAATATCACCAAAGTTACCAAACTTGACGAAGGTATCATCTTTTGCAGGAATAAGGTTTTGCTCTACAGGAGGAACTACAGCGGGTGCTTGGAAGGTACGTTCGATTTCTTCCACCTTTTGTTTTGTCACTTCAAGATTCCATTTACCACGGCCAACTTTGTAGTCATCAATCTTCTTGGTTACAGTTTGATAGTTGGAATCATTAATATTACACCAGGCTTTAATGTCAGCACTGGTAATGTTGTTACCATAAAGTGCTTGAAGAGAAGTGCGGATATAATCAGAAGAAAGTGCCATGCGTGTTTCGTTTGAACTTCTTTATTATAAGGCAGAAAGGGGAGTTCTCACCCCCCCCTCGTGTCACTTCCCAGACTGTCCATACTTGTATCGCATAGCTTGTAGCAAATATGCTTGCGATAAAGATTTTGCTCCTTCTTTGAGAATTTGTATTACTTTAGGATCTTTTTCTGATGCGATTGCAATTTCTTTCCAGTTTTCTTTCATGCCACTAGAGAAATGAATTCACCAAGAACTTTCTTATTTAGTTTCTTGGTTTTGAGAGATTTGACAAATGCGGATTTGATTTGAGACTTGGTAGCATCCTCAGCAACTTCAAACTCAGTATCTTGAGCCAATGCAGTCGCGGACAATCCAAAGTATGCATCATATCCAGAGTTGGTAATAGTAAAACTCCTAAGTTTCCTCCAGTCACTTTGAATTTTATCATACTGCTTGTCTGCCTGAGAATGATAGAGTTGAATGAACCGATTAGCATTTCGACTTTCAAGAACTCGAATACCAATAAAGTTCATATAGGGAAAATTATCCTTCAGATTCTTGAGAAGAGTATCAGTAAATTCATGATACCCATAACCAACACTATAAGTTGTTCCAAGTTTACGATCGCGAAGGAAAGACTTTCCAGGAATCAACCTGCGGCAGCCGATGTAACTTTGTTTTTCCCAATGGCGGTTTACTTCTGCATGATAGGGAATTTGATTTGCTTCACCATCAGTCAGAATAATGCACTGAACTTTCTGAAGTTTGTTTTCCTTTTGAAACTTTGGAAGAATCTGATGAAGAGAAATCACTGCTTCATTCAAGGGAGTTCCAGAAAGAGACATACGGTTAGAATAAGTATACAAACAACGATAGTTGTTCGCAAAACAAACAGCAAGACGCCAAATATTGAGCATTTGATTTTCAAGTTCTTTGCCAGAAACTTTACTGGTAAGAATGTTCATCATAGAGAACATTTCTTCAACGTTAAGCAATCCTTCTTTTTTCTCATAATGAGGAGTTACTTCTACAGCAAGATGCTTACCAGTTTCATAATCAAATTCACTGCGACGCCATTCACCAGTAAAAGCATAAACTTCAAAAGGAATGGCAACTTTCTTACAGAACCAAACAAGATTGAAAAGTTGCTTGCAGGTGTCAGGCATCACCTCAGCCATTGAGCCACTCCAATCAAGAACGAATACCAATCCATGATTCTTACCATCAGCAAGAGTGGTAACCTTCTTAAAGAGGTCTTCATTGTACTTGTAGGTATGAAGTTTGGTGCAGTCCAACACACCAGTGCGGGCAGTGGTGGCACGGGCATAGGAGTCTGCTGCCTTACGGCACTCAAACTCTTTGACCAGATAGTTGACTTCTTTCTGGGCAGACTTCTTGAACTTGTAGAACTCAGTATCAACTTGATTAAAAAGATTTAGAGCGGGAAATCCTTTCTCTTCAGCATGTTTCTTATGATTTTTTTCTTGATGCAGAAAAGAATTATTAATCTCTTTATGCACGTCAGAGTTTTTAGCAATAATGGTATCAAGATTCACTTGAGGAATCTCAACATAAACGTTGTCACAACCTTCGCTGTTCACAAGATCACGAAGTTTTTCTTCCAAGGAATCAGCAGTACGAACTTCAGGCTCACCACTGTTTCCAGCAGAACTTGAGGGAATTCCATCATTATTAGAAGCACCACTATCACCCTCAGAATCTTGAGGAGATGACTTATCACTCTCACCCTCTTCTTCTGAAGAGGAACTATTGCTCTCTACAAGTTCACTAGCAGGAGATTGAGAATCTCCTTGTTGTTCTTGAGAATCAATATCATCGACTTTCTCTTCATTCTCTTTTTGTTGCTTACAAAACCTATAAAGTTGTTCAGCAACAATCAAAACGTCAGCAAACGTTTCAGTTTCCGCAATCATATTGATAATCTCCATTTCTTCACCATTCTCAATAGGAATGTCAACATGACTACCAATCTTAAACCAAAGATTGGCTCTATCAGCAAGATTCATTTTAGAGATATCTTCACCTTCAAGGGAGAAGAAATCAGAATCACTAAGTTCTTTATATCCGTTGAAAAATGATTTTGCAAGTCCCATATACTTGCGCTTCATCAATTTCTCAACGCGAGCATCTTCTACAATGTTCACAAACTGAGGAGGAACTTTCACTTCCTCCAACCAATTCTCATCAGGAGTAAACAATGCATGTCCAACTTCGTGTCCAACCAACAAATCATACACAACATTACTTGCTTTCTCCCACAGAGGAAGAGTCAGCACACGAGTATGAACATTGAATTGAGCCGTCTCAACCCTACGGTGTTCAACCACCAAATCTTCAGTAGCAAGCAGTTTGGCGAGTTGAGATTTGATTTCGTGTTGAACAGACATGATTCTCGTTTCGTATGAAGCCACAATACGACGAAACCGCCCCATTGGAGCGGTTCATGTGACGCTTTTTAAAGTGGCGTAATGCTTCTCGCCTTGCTCTCATTGCCTGAGGTTTAAGGCGACGTTTCTGTTCCTTCTTACTGTGATGTTGCCAGTTCGGGATAGAGTTTGCCAATGTCCTGACGATAGAGTTGCCTTATATTATCTATGAGAGCAGGTGTCTTGTCAAGCTTGTTACCTTCATTTCTTTTTGTGTATATCAATTCTTGATTCATTGATACTTGTATTTCTAATATATGACTCAACCATTCTGAGAAATCATTTCCAAATCCAGCCTCAAACTTCCAAACATGAGTTTTATCTGATAGAAAATCAACTTGATTTCTAAACCAATTTCTTGATTCCTCTAAAGGATAGTTTTCAATCATAGAAAAGAACTGCATAGGATCTTCCATCAATTCTTGGATATCATTCCCATATAAGTGAGTGAGAAAGAATGAAGAAGATATGAATCTTTCTACTGGATTTCTAATAATAGAAACGTGAGGTATGTTCTTTACATCTAAGTACTGTTGATAATACTCCCTATGAAAGTGAGCAACTTCAATACCATTAATGCTCTGATACATGTTAGAGACGTTTACTTTATCGTCCCATATCCAACCTTGAGATTCTAGGTTTCTTTCAATAAATCTTCCAGCAGTTCTTGGAATATGAATAAAGAAAAATCTTTTTCCTGTTTCTACATGTCTAAATGTAGCCATCAAGTAACATGCCAGTCAATTACTTTGCGAATTTGCTGATTATATTTCCAAATTTCTTTTAGAAAATCTGAATTGATTTCATTGTTTTCCATTTGAACAATCAGGGAGTTCAAATCTTTAGGGAAACAAGTCCCACCAAATCCTCTGTCACCATCAATACCAGGAACTTTAGTATGAGATTCTCCGATTCTACTATCAGATTTTACTCCCATACAAACTTTATCATAATCCATTCCTAATTTTTCACACATATCATACATCTTGTTAAAGTATGCTACCTTAAGTGTTAAGAATGTATTAGAAAAATATTTAATCGCTTCACTTTCATCGGAGGATACAATAATATTTGGAATATGCGGAAATATCTCAGCAAACATTACCGCAAATTTATAACAAATGTCGTAATCCCCACCAATTACATTACGCTCAGAATTTCTAAAATCTTGAACAGCATTTCTTGCTGTCAGAAATTCTGGATTATGAATAACTTTATATTTTTGAGAATATTTTTTTGTCGTTCCAATCGGAACAGTAGATTTGATGACAAAAATTCCATTCACTTCTTCAGGAAGGTTTTCAAAAAAGTTATTCAAAATTGAAGTATCACATTCTCCCATGCTTCTCATTGGTGTCGGAAGACACACAAAGATATACCTCTGTTGCAGAACTTCTTCTAGAGTGTTGAGAGATCGATTCTTGTCAACATCAAAAACTCTGCACTCTAATTTGTCTCTGAAATTTTGATAAACAGCGTTACCAACAAATCCATTACCTACAATTCCAATCATACAGCCATCCTACTGAATCCTTTAATTTTCTCAAATCTAATACACTGATCGAATCTGTCTTCCATCCCTTGCTTGTGGGAGATGACAAATACATTTGCATCTTTGATAACGAAGCGGATGATTTTGAGAAACTCTTCTGTCCCAAAGCCATCGAGTGATGAATCAAATACCTCATCCATGATTAAAAGATTTGTATTGACTGAGTTCTTCATTCTCGCAACTTCTCTCCAAGTGAAAAGAAGTGCTAAGTCAATTCTCATCTTCTCCCCTTCACTAAAAGAAGCATAGGAGAAATCTTCATGGATAGGTGACTGGACGGTTTCGTTAAATTCCTCATCAAGTGTGAAGTTAATATAGAAATCCATCATCTGAAGATAACGGTTAACTTGCTGATTTATCAGCGGTAGGTACTTCTTAATGATTTTGGATTTTACTCCACCGTCTTTAAGCAAACTATACGAAAAATCGTAGTAGTTGATTGTGTCTTTTTTAGAAGC